GCAGTACCGCCATCAGACAAAGAGACCGAGGTTCTTCAACGCCGTCCGAATGGCGTCGATATCGGTCTGCAGCGCCGTCGTTGTCGCAGTCGTGGTCGTGGTGTTCGTCACCGACTGCTGCACAACGGGCACCGCCCCAAAGAACCCGACCTTAGCGGACGAGTCCCCAATCTGGCAGCCGTCATCACTGCCGTAGTCCAAACGCTCATAAGTAGCCATATGTCATCCTCTCAAGTGCAGTTGATACGGCAAGCCCACTCCGGACGGAGCACAGCGTACCCGTACAGAATGTCGATACGCATCAGCAACTCATCGTTCCTGATGTCGCTACCCTGCCACACTCGGACAGTGATACCGTCCTGAGTGCGAACCGAGCAGTACGCAGCATCGGCCATCTTCGGCAGATCCGCCGTGACGAACGCGCAGAACTCCTTGTGATAAGCAAGGGCATTCTTGTACGTTGCGCCGGCAGTACCGAAGAACGTCACCACATCGCCGTTGACCGGCAGGTTGCTAACGTTCTGCTTCGCGCCCGTCGAGATATAGCCACCGTTCGTCGGCATCGTCATCGCGGTAGTGCCAGAGGCCGCCGCGACAAACTGCTTGAGGAACGAATAGCTGTTCTTCGTCTCCGGATGCACCGCATAGACCGGCGTACCGCCGAGACCCAGCGTAAACACCGAACCGGCCGTGAAGTTACTACCCGCGATCGTCAGCGCCACGTCGCCCGAGGCAATGGAGGCGTCGTTGATCGTGACCGTGGTGTGATCCGAGCCGTTGGCCAGCGCGAGAATCTTCTCATTCTCGTACCAGTCAAAGCCCGCACCGCGACTGTAGAAGCCCTCGCGGAAGCCTTCCTTCACCTGCGCGCCGTCGTGAAATAGCGTCTTGGTGCCGTTCACAATGGACGCCATCGTGTCCGAGTCGATCTGGATCGAACGGTCGCCTTCCGGGGCGAGGAACTGGTTCAGACGCGCGCGCGCCTGGCCGATCATGCTGGTTTCGCCAGAAGCGCCCGGCACAGTGCCGGCCGTTCCAACGTGGTTTGCCACCAACTTGGTCGCGCCCTGCAGCACGTCCGCTTCCACAACGGAAATCAGCCGCTTGGTCGCCGGCTCGACGTGCTCCTTTGAGAACGCGTCAATATTCAGGGACAGTTCAGCAGAGTTAAACCGCATGTCGACGCCCTTCTGCGTCGCAGCGGTGATCGTCTGCGCGAGTTCCGTCTGATCCTGAACGTCCATCACGCGGCCCGTGCGAACGGTGTACTCGTTGGGGTTCTTCACCCGCAGATTAGAGCCGTGCTTGGCGCCGACGCCGAAGTAGGACTTGTCGTACTGACGGTCCACCGTGTTAAGGAACCGGCAGGACTCGTGCGCGACGCGAAGAACTTCGCGTGCGACCAAATCCGTGGTAACGATAGTATTGCTCATGTCAATTTACCTGCGTTGTGCTATTTGTCTGCGCCTCCACTTCGCAAACTCTGTATCGCTCATGTTTTCCGGGTCTTTGTCAATCGCCGGTTCAGTCGCGTCGAGCTTGGGAGTGGGGGGCGGTGCCTTGCTCACCACGGGCTTGGGCGGCGGAGCCTTCGCGGCCTCCAGTCTCGCCTCAATACGACCGATTTCGCGGGCCTGAATGATGGGCGGCATCTGCGCAATGGCTCGTGCCTTGTCCTCATTCTCAGCCAGGTAATAGGCAACCTGCGGGCCTAGCTCACTCTCCATGATGACCGAAGCCATATCTTGAGTGATCGCCAGCGATGGGTTACGTAGTACCTTTTCCGCGTAATCAGGCTTCGACTTGATGAACTCAGCCTGCATTTCCTCGAACTTCGCCCGCTTGCTGCCCGCTTCTCGCTCCGTCCGTTCCCTTTCGAGAATGGCCTTCGCTTCCTCGCGTGCCTGTACCTTGGCAAATTCGATCAACGCAGCCTGATATTTCGCCTCGTCGTAACCGTGCGCTTCGAGTGTCGGTGCTACAGCCGGCGCGACCGGCTCAGGTTTCGCTTGCGGTTCCTGCGCCCGAAGGGCACGGTCCCGCCAATAGTCCGACTCACGCAGCGCGTCGTATTTTTCCCTAGTGATCTTGTCGATCCTCTCCTGAATCTTATCTCGCTCAGGAATGACGCCGGTTTCAGCGGCGGCGGGAGCTGAGTCCGCACCTGTTTCTGCTACTGGGTTGGCATCCACCTCACCAGTAACTTCCGCAGTCTCTGTTGCAGCAATAGCAGGCCCACTGGCCAGTTCATCAGCCATCTTAACCACCATCCAGAAGCACCTGGAACCGCCAGGAGTCGGTTATTCAAGCAGGGGCCGAGCCCCAGAATTCAAACGCCGTAGCCGAGATCGAAATAGACGCTCGCTGAGGCTGTACCAGCAATAAGGATAATGCTGATATTCGTTGCGGCAGGGTCGATGTGGAATACCTCCACCGATCCCGCAAGCATGGCGCAGTCCGCAGCCGTAGCGGCCACAACCGAGGTGTCGGCGCGCCAGAACAGAACGCCAGCGCTCGCGTTGACAATGCGGACGTTGCCGTGCCCAGCCGGGATCGTCGTCGGGGCCGTGGTTGTACTAGCCGACACCGTGTAGTGCTTTACGGCGTTGAATGCGTCAGACATGAATCACCTATTGATTTAAAATCAACAACAATGCGACTTCTTCTTCCTCTGCCGTCCGCTCGAGTTCGCGCTTAAGCGCCTCCAGCGCTCCGAACGTCTCGAGTGCGGCGGCCTTGGCCATCGCCTCGCGTAGCTTGTCGGCAATCTCTACCGAATCAGCGTACCGCCGCGCCATGCGCAACAGCCGCTCTGATTCCGCCCTCTCAAGGTCCTGCCGCTCCTGCTCGTGCAAGAGCGTCGCTATCTCGCGCTCGGTCGCCCGTAGCTGCTGCGCCTGTTCCTCGGCTTCCTCTAGCTCGATCTCGCGCTTGCGCTTCTTGCGCTTGCGGTCCAGGTATCGGTCGTACTCCAGCCCCCAGAGCCAGCCGCCGGTAGCGGTCTCTCCCTCGGCCACCTCGGCGTCACCGCCGGACACCGACAGCGAACCAGCGTTAACCGCCACTTCACTACCGGATAGCGCGACAACCGTACCGGACGCAGCACCGAGCGTCCCTGCACTGACCGTTACCGGGGCAGCGGCCGTCACGCCTACAACGATGAAGTTCCCATCTTCATCGACGATGTTGTTACCGTACTCGTCAACGAGGTAATCATAGGTAACGCCGATGTCTACGGAGATACCCGGAACAACCGTGCCGGCACTGACCGTTACAGCCTCTCCGGTAAGCGCGACCGATGCGCCCGTATCAGGCGTTACCGTCCCGGCACTGACCGTAACCGCGCTGCCAGACAGCGCGACATCAGCCGTGATGCCTAGCGTCCCCGCAACGCTCGTGGCTTCCTCGCCGCTCAGCGCGACGGACACACCAGTGGCCAGAGTCCCTGCGGACGCCGTTACAGCGCTGCCTGAGAGCGCTACAGCACCCTCTATGCCCAGCGTCCCGGCACTAGCGGCAGCAGCCTCGCCAGACAGCGCTACCGACCACTCGGCAGCGGCCGTGACCGTTCCAGCGCTGGCCGTAACAGCGCTACCAGTCAGTGTAACGTCTGCCGTTACACCTAGCGTGCCCGCGCTGGTCGTTACCGAGCTACCGCTCAGCGCAACGCTGGCGCCGCTGGCCGGCGTCTCCAGCGGCAGGCTCGGTATCGACGGATCAACCGCCGTGAGCGATGGCGTCCAGAACCGGCTAATCGAGTCGCGCGGCCCCCTGGTGCCCAGTACGCTTGTGAGTGTCCACCAACGGCTCATGGCCGCCCGCCCTTACGCCGCAGCGCTGGTCGAGACGAGCCGTCCCGTGTACGTCGTCGCGGTCGTCGCGGGCTTGAGCGGCTCGAGGAACGCGATGCAGGCGCTGTCGAAGATGCGCGG